TAGTGTTTCTTTACTGCCCCGGTCTTCCGCACGACTCCAAATGTCCAGATGTTGTGTCTCATGCGGTATCGTACTTCGTTCACGGAACAACCGGTAATCTTTGCAATCTCTGCAGTTTTTAATGTTTCTTTCTGCGCAAATGCAGTGTTCATTTTTTCATCATCTCCTGTTTTTAATCAGTCTTTGCATCAAACTCTTCTATCTTTTGAATCAGTTCGTCCAAAGATCGTCCCGTCTCCCGATCATTTCTCTGTGAATCCATGTAGTAATCGTGAATCGTTGAATACTGTCTTGCGATATTCATGACTGAAAATGATGCAAAAATTGAAATTACTACACAGATCACCAGTAATAAGAGTGCCTTGATCTTAAGACTTTCCACCTCTGCTTCAAGGTCTTTTAATCTTGATTTTAATGAATTAAATTCCATTTGATCGATTCTGTACGATTGAGCATATAACTTCTTTCCTGTCCGTTCCTGCTCTTCTTGGGTGGAATCCATTCCCGGTATTCCTTCACTTCCGCTCCAACACATTTTTTCTCACCTCTTTCTTTTTTGAATCTTTATTGTCATTTGTTTCCAACTCTCCTATAATTTACTTACAGGCATCTGCCAATGCCGAGTATTTAGGAAAGGAGATGTAGTTATGGATAAATCAAACAAGGAACTCGCTGTAGATTTGGCGAAATCCGCATTGATGGCCATGGCTCAAATGAGCCAAAATAATATGCACAAACCATTGTCTGGTGATGATGTAGAGAACATACTCAAATCATGTTATTCAGCAGTATGTTCTTTGGACGAACGTGAGTAGCTCGGTATAAACATTGGCTCATCACGCATTTTATTTTGCAGTTCAACATTTCTTTCCAAAGTCTTGTTGAGCTGCTTTATTTCTCTCCTTATAAGGAGCAGTTCACTGTAAATCTTTTTTAACATCTTTCTCACCTCTTTCTTGTTGAATCTTTCTTGTCATTTGTTTCCTTATCTCCTATAATTTACCTACAGGCATCCGCCAATGCCGAGTATTTAAGAAAGGAGATCGACTATGGTACTTAAATCTTTTGACGAATTTAAAAAATCGTTAACACAAGAAGATATCGACTATATCAACGGCGTTAATGATGAGGATTATCCAACGCTTGAAACATCTCTTGGAGACCCTAATGCTTTTAACGAAATAGCCGGATTTATAGCTGGATTCAGTTTTAAAATGAACGTCCGTCTTCTTGAGTTGTATCACAAATGGCTTTCCGAACAGCTTGAGAAATAATCTTTCCATTAAGCACAATATCGGAACTGAGCTCCTTGCTTTTTTTAATAGCTTGGAGTTCTTTTTCATTAGGACATCCACAATATTGACAATATTTGTTTGAACTGTGTATTAAATTTTTGCACCGAGAGCAGCGAATAAAATTTTCGTGTTTTAATAAGTATTCGTTGCACTCTTCTTGTGTCATAATCACAGTGTCACCTACTTCATGTTCCGTGTATCCCATTCTCGCTCACCTCCTACTCCAAAAATACTCAACACTTACGCCAACGAATCTGTCGCAACCTCAAACAGTTCATTGAACGTGTCACTGTAATACAACGGCTGCACTTCTTTCTGATTATGAGGACTGACTGCATTTTCACCGTATTTCAAACCTTTCTCTGTCAGTGATTTGAACTTCTTCACTCTTCCCTTACTTGACTGGCGTTCCTTTTCTTCCAAGATTCCGGCAGATAAAAGTTTCTTATTGAACTGCACCGCACTGATTCCGAGATTATTTTCTTTCAGCAGTGCTGTGAGCGACTTCATTTCCCGATTGCCGTTAAACTCATAATTCGGTAAGAACCCTGTTGGAATATGGTAAGAATCGTAGAAGCCTTTCAGCATCAGCAATTTGCTTGCATCGTTCATTCTTAACATGCTTGCTACCACTTCCAGTGATTCCACCTGTTCTTTTAACGGAATGCCTACGTACTGCGTCCCTTTTTCGATGAAGTCTTTCATCTTCTCGAATGCTTCAATATATGTAGCTGTGAAAATGACACCTTTCTTTCCGGTCATTTTGTTGGCGATCATGTCGCATCCTTTCTTTGTGCAGAGGTAACATGGTCTTACTTCTCCCTTTGAATCCGTGTAAGTTGATTCGATGAAGAAATCAACCAAAGCAAAATTGCTTTCGTTAAGATGTTTCATGTACCCTTTGATTTTTCTTATTAAATCTGAATGGTTCATTTGCACCATCATTGCTACTTCTCTACTGTCAGTGAGTAGCTGACCGTTTTGTTCAAATACTGTTAAATTGTTCATTTTGTTCTCCTTTACAATTTCTTCGGTTTAATAAACTTGTCCGTATTCACTTCCAGTGCTCCACAGATCAACTCGTATTCTTCAAATTGCAATTTTCTATTTCCGTTTAATGATGAACAAAGCTTTTCTTTCGATATCCCTGTTTTTTGTGAAACAAAAACCTGCTTAATTCCTTTTTCATCCATGTAAGCCTTAATTCTTTCACCTACACACATTCTGTAATCACCTCTTTCGTTTTTCGATTCGTTCGAACTAATTTCATTATAACTTCGAAATATTCGAATGTCAACACTGAAATTTCGATTTTTTCGAACTTTTTTTATTGAAAACATAATTTCCATGTGTTAATATAGAAGATGCAAGGAGGAAACATAATGAGTTTAGGAGAGAAAATAAAAGAATACAGAAAAAAGAAAAACATGACTCAAAAAGAACTTGCGAATTTAATAGGTGCAAAACATAATTCAATAAGCGATTGGGAAAACAACAAGAATAAACCAGACGCTGATACTATAGAAAGATTATGTGAAGTGCTTGAAATGATACCAAACGACTTTTTTGGAAATTATTCCAGAGAGGAAAGTGGAACATTAGTTGGACGGATAATGAAAGATCAAGAGATTATTAATATGATATCTTGTTACTATTCTTTAGACGAATCCGACAAGAAAGCCATAAAGCATCTTATCGAATCGCTTTCTAAAAAGGGTAAGCAATAGCCTACCCTTTAAGAAACGATCTTATCACATAATAAAGATACTCTAATTTTGCAGTATTACTTATACCGTTGATAAGTTCGATAATCTTGCTTTTGTAATCCATTTTGCCATCCCCCTAACTGCAAAAACACTTGTTCGAAATCCCTGAATATATAATACTATCTCAGTGGACAAAAATCAACATTTTATTCGAACATTTGTTCTTATATTTTATAAGGATTGATGGAAGATTTTAATTTAATATGGTATAACCGCTTCGGCGTTTATATATAAATTGTGGGTAAAGTACAGAGGAAAAGAGGTAAAGTATGAAAAGAGAAACGAACGAAACGAAGATTTGCAAACATTGCAAAACAGAGATTCCAGCTGGGGCGAAAATTTGTCCAAATTGCCGTAAGAAACAGGGTGGAAAATTAAAATGGATTATCATTGCTGTTGTAGCAATCGGAATTATAGGTGCTGCTGCTGGTGGGAATGATGACTCTAGCACTGAAACTAAAAAAGCAAGTGCAGACGTGTCCGTGAAAGATTCGAACAAGGAGACAACTGAACCAACAAAAGAACAAGTAAATGAACCAGAGGAAAAAGAACCAGAAGTCCCTGTAGAGTACAAGTCAGCGCTTAAAAAAGCTGAAAAATATAGTAATATGATGCACATGTCGAAACAAGGCATTTATGACCAGCTGACATCCGAATATGGAGAACAGTTCAGCCCAGAAGCCGCTCAGTATGCTGTTGACAATATGCAAGCAGATTGGAACGCTAACGCCCTTGAAAAAGCAAAATCATATCAAGAACAGATGTCTATGTCCCCAGAAGCGATCCGTGACCAGTTGACATCTGATAGTGGAGAAAAATTTACGCAAGAAGAAGCGGACTACGCTATAGCTAATTTACCACAATAAAATAGAAAAACCGCCCCTGCGCCAACAGAGACGGTCTACATATCCGAAGATATGCTATTGAAATCCACGAATATTGTATCATCTTCGGAAACAGCTTGCAATCCAGAACATTTGTTCATGTGCTGGCTGTTATTTTTATACTTAATTTTAAAGGAGATGATTGTATGGCCAAAAGAAAAAAGCATCCTCGTTTGCCCAATGGTTACGGTCAGATACGCTTTCTCGGCAAAGGGCGCCGCAATCCTTACGGCGTTTACCCGCCAGCTAAAGAAGAATACGAAAACGGGCAAATGA